TGCGCTTCAACGTCCTGAAGGCCGGAACCAACGTGTTCTACGCCAACGGCGCCCTGCGTACCGACGTGAACACCCCGGTGTCGCTGGTTCTCCAGCGCCGCATCACCCGCGCGCTGAAGCGCCAGAACGCGTCGCCGCACACCACCGTGGTGAAGTCGACCCCGGCGTACAACACGCAGCCGATCGAGGCCAGCTACATCGGCCTGATCCACCCCGATCTGGAGAACGACATCCGCAACATCACCGGCTTCGTGCCGGTGGAGGAGTACGGCTCGTTCCAGCCGGCTCACGCGGAAGAAATCGGCAAGATCGAGCAGTTCCGCGTGCTGCTGACCCCGCACCTGCGTGCCTGGGCGGACGCGGGCGGCGCCAAGGGCTCCATGCTGTCCACGACCGGCGTGAACGCCGACGTGTACCCGGTCATCATCATGGCCGAGGACTGCTGGGGCAAGGTGCCGCTCAAGGGCTTCGGGTCCATCAGCCCGACGTACCTGCCGGCCCGCCAGAAGTCGCACGCCAACCCCATGGGCCAGTTCGGCTACGTGGGCGCGGACTTCTTCTACAACAGCCTGCGCCTCAACGAGAACTGGCTGCTGCGCCTGGAGGTGGCCGCGACCGCTCTGTAAGAACGGGGGCTCCGGCCCCTGTCTTACGGACGGAACAGCCAGAACAACCATGGCCTCCATCAACCAAGCACTCGCCGGCCTCAAGGGTGGCGCCCAGCGCGTCCTGGAGTTCTTCTTCAAGGACATCCTGAAGGACCTGACCGCCATCCGCGCGCCGCTCGCCGGCCTCATCACCGGCAGCGCCACGGTGGACCACCCCAGCATCGCTGCGGGCTCGGGCATCACCGCCAACATCACCGCCACCGGAGCCGCCCTGGGCGACCTGGTGGTGGGGATTTCCTGCAGCGTGGACCTCCAGGGCCTCACCCTGACGGGCTACGTCTCGGCCGCCAACACTGTGAGCTACCGGCTCCAGAACGGCACGGGCGGCGCCATCGACCTGGCCAGCGCGACCTTCTACGCCGTCGTGGCGCCGAAGGCCTCGTTCGTGGCCCCCGCAACCCTGAAGACCGTTGCCTGAAGGAGGGCACTGAAATGACGACTCCCAACGACATGCTGCGCGGTGTCACCGCGTCCTTCGGCAAGGCAGGCCTGGCCGAGGGCACGAACCCGAGCACCATCAAGACGACCATCGCGGTGAGCTACGCCATCAACGGCATCGCTTACCAGAAGGTCATCACCGACAACATCGCCATGAACGCGCTGGCGGCCCAGTCCCAGCTCACCACCTGCCTGTACGCGGTGGACATCGACTCGGCCGGCGCCATCACCCTGTCCAAGGGGCCGGAGGTGCTGACCGCAGACCTGGCCGGCGGCGTCAACGGCATCGCCGTGCTGAAGGAACCGGCGGCCGTGGCGAACAAGGCACGCCTGGGCGTGGTGAAGGTGGCGACCGCCTCCGCCACCACGTTCACCAGCGGCACCACCGACCTCAGTGCAGCCGGCATCACCGCCAGCTACACCGATTACATCGGTGGCCCGGTGCGTCCGTTCACGTTCTGATCGACGGGAACGGCGACAAGTAGGCGAGAGCCTGACGGGGGCCGCGTGCCCCCGTTTTCACATCACCCACCAACCAGGAGAGCTACATGGCATCCACCGCATCCGCAAGCAAGAAGGCCGCCGACAAGAAGAAGGCGGCCGCCGAACCCAAGGGCAAGGCCGCCGCGCCCGCGCCCGCCGCTCGTCGCAGCACGCGCGCCATCGACAACCCCACGTCGCTGCCCGAGCAGCCCGTGCTGCACTCGGACGAGATTTACATCCCGAACGAGGATGTGGACATCGCCTCGGAAATCCAGGGCACCACGCACGCGATCCGCGCCGCCGGTGGCGACGTGGAGCAAGTGATCCGCCACGAGAAGTGGGACCACGATCTCCTGCTGATCCGCATCGCCGAGCCCGGCACGGAGCAGGAGCAGCAGATCGCCGTCACCACGGTGAACAACCGGGTGTACGAAATCCCGCGTGGTCGTCCCGTGCGCGTGCCGCGCTTCGTCGTCGAGGCCCTGGCCCACGCGAAGCAGGCCAACTACAAGACGCACCGTTCGCTGCCGGGCGACCCCCGCCACATGACGCCGGTGCGCTCCACCGTCTTCTCCTACCCCTTCAACGTGCTGCGCGATCCCGCCGGCCTGCAGGGCGAGAAGTGGCTGCGCAACGTCATGAACGACCCGTTCTGACGAGGTAGCCTATGGCCGCGACCCCCGCAATGACCTTCCTGCAGATGGCGCAGCGCCTGCGCCAGGAAGGCCGCAGCTCGGGGTCCGGCCCCGCCAGCGTCGTCAGCCAGTCGGGCGACAGCCTGGACTACGTCACCTGGATTCAGGAGTCGTGGAACACGATCCAGACGATCAAGCGCGGCTGGCGCTGGATGTTCGGCTCGGTGGTCATCCCCGTGACCGCCGGGATGCGCGACATCAGCCTGGCCACGATCTTCCCTGCGGCCGACGATCTCGGCCGCTTCGCCCACTGGGTGCCGTCCGCCATGAAGTATCGCACGGTAGCCGGCGGCCTGGCGGACGAGCGCTCGGTGTGGGGCGGGCTCTACGTGCCCGAGCGCGACTACGGCGCGGTGCCGACTGCGAACAAGCCCACCGAAGTCATCATCATGCCGGACAACTCCCTTCGCCTGTCGCACCAGGTGACGGAGGATGGTGTGCTCACCGCGCGCTACTACAAGGGGCCGCAGGCCCTGCTGGCGGACGCCGACGTGCCGGAGATGCCGGCGCGCTTCCACATGCTGATCGTGTGGAACGCGCTGATCGACCACGCCATCAGCGAGGTGGCGCAGGAGCAGTTCGAGCGCGCGCAGATGCGCCGCGACGAGCTGTGGTATGCGCTGGTGAACGACCAGCTGGACGACGTGGACCTGTACTCCACGACCATGGTGCGCTGACCATGCAGATGCCGAAGGTCGAGCAGGACTTCTTCGCCTTCAAGGGCGGGCTGGACCTGACCACCCATCGCCTGCTTCTGAAGTCGGGCCGCGCGCGCCTGACCAACAACTACGTCGGCGTGCTGGGTGGCGGCTATCGGCGCATCGGCGGTTACGAGCGCTACGACGGCCGCGCGCGCCCGTCCAAGCAGACCAGCGAGGTGATCTACAGCGCCGGCACCTTCGGAGTCGCCGCCGTGCTGGGTGCCACGGTCACGGGCGCCACGAGCGGCGCCACGGGCAAGGTGATCGAGATCGGCAGCACGCGGCGCTACCTGGTGGTCACGCGCGTCACCGGCAGCTTCAGCACGAACGAGGACATCCTGGTGGGCGCCACCGTGGTCGGCCATTCGAGCCCGGCCCTGTCCAGCGTCCCGCTCACGTCGTTCGACGAAAACCGCTTCCAGAAGCTGGTGGAGGCCGAGTACCGCGCGAGCATCACCTCGGTGCCGGGCTCTGGCAACGTGCTGGGTGTGTGTGAACTGAATGGCACGGTGTACGCCTGGCGGAACAACGCGGGCGGCACGGCCACCGACATCTACAAGGAATCCATCAGCGGCTGGACCAAGGTGGCGATGGGCTGGACGCTGAGCTTCAACACGGGCGGCGGCGGCACCGGCACGATCCTCAACGAGGGCGACATCATCAACAACGGCGCGGGCGTCACCGCGCTGGTGAAGCGCGTGGTGGTGCAGTCGGGCCTATTCACCACGAACAACGCGGTGGGCTACCTTGTGCTGCAGAACCTGGCGGGCGGCAACTGGGCGGTGGCCCAGCCGCTGAAGGTGGGCGCCGTCACCGTGGGAACGGCATCGTCCGTCACCGACGCCCAGGTGATCCAGCCTGGCGGCCGCTACGACTTCTTCGTTTACAACTTCACGGGCTCGACCGCGACGCAGCGCATCTACGGCGCCGACGGCGTGAATCGCGGCTTCGAGTTCGACGGCACCACGCTCGTGCCCGTTCGCACGGGCATGACGGTGGACACGCCCAACCACGTCTATTGCCACCGTGGCCGCCTGTGGTTCTCCTTCAAGGGATCGGTGCAGTATTCCAGCGTGGGCTCGCCATTCGTCTGGAGCGTGCTGCTGGGCGCCGGTGAGATCGGCGCTGGCGACGACGTGACGGGCTTCACGAGCGTGCCGGGCTCGGAGACCGCCGCGCTGATGATCTTCTGCAGCGAGCGGATCATGCTCCTGTACGGCTCCAGCTCCGAGGACTGGAACCTGGTGGAGTTCTCCAACACCATGGGCGGTTCGCGGTACAGCGTGCAGAAGGGCAGCACCACGCCGATCTTTATGGGCGCGCTGGGCATCAGCACCGCGCGCGCCGTGCAGGCCTATGGCAGCTTCAAGGCCGCATCCGAGTCCAACGAGATCGAGCCGCTGCTGCGCGGCCGCGCGAAGGACGTGGTGGCCAGCGTGCTGTCGCGCCGCGACAACCGCTACTACCTGTTCTTCAACGACAAGACGGGCATCGCCGTGACCCTGGGCAAGGAGGCCATCGAGTGCATGATGCCCATCGAGCTGCCGGTTCAGGTGTCGTGCGCTTGGGAAACCTCGCGCAATGGCGGTGAGATTTTCCTGGGCTGCACCGACGGCTACGTGTATCAGCTCGACTGCGGCCGCAGCTTCGACGGCACCAAGGTGTCGGCATTCTGCTGCGCGGCGTACAACCACTCGAAGGGTCCGAAGACCCACAAGAGCTACCTGCGAGCGTTCCTGGAGATGAAGTCGCAGTCCGCGTTCTCCCTCCAGGTCACATCCACGCTGTCCTACGACAACCCCGACATCACGATGGACCAGCCCACGTCTGTGCAGATCGCGCAGGCCGGCGGTCTGTACGACTACGACAACTGGGACGAGTGCTTCTTCGACGGGCAGGAGAACGTCTCGCAGAAGATCAGCCTGCGAGGCACCGGCGAGAACATCTCGATCTCTACGTATTCCGAGGCCGACGACGAGCTTCCGCACGAGCTGCAGGGCTGCATCGTCCACTACATCAACCGCCGACTCGGGAGGAAGTAATGGCCAATCCATGGTACACGCGCGTCTTCAGTGCGCTCGCCGGCACCAAGGTCCGCAGCAAGGACTTGAAGGACGAGCTGGACCTGATCGTCGCCGCGTTCGACGCGATGCCCACGCCTGCCGCCCTGTACGGCACCACCGTGAACTTCGCGGTGGCCACGCTGCCGGGCGCGGCAGACGCCTACGCCATGACCGTGAGCAACAAGATCACGGCCTACGACGACGGCCTGATGGTTCGCACGTACTTCGGCACGCCGAACACCACGACGACGCCGACCATGAACGTCAATGCCATCGGCCCGAAGACGGTGGTGCGCCAGGACGGATCGGCCGTGGCTGTCGGCGACCTGGCTGGCGTGATCGCCATGCAGTACAGCGCGACGACCGGAAAGCTCCACATCGTGGGCGCCGGTGTCGTGGCCATCACGGCAGCGATCAATGCGGCGAACACCGCGACGGCAGCTGCGGTTACAGCGGCAGCTGCTGCCGGTGCTGCCAGC